CTCAGTCTCAGGAAAATCTGGCGGCGACTACGCAGAATCTTGACCAAGCGCGTCTTCAGTTACAGCAAGCGGTTGGCGCAGAACAACAAGCGATGGCCCAGAAAAGTTTGGACCAGGCGTACCAAGACTTCGTCAATGCTCGCGACTACGAGCGTCAGCAGCTGGCGTTCTACAACTCCCTGCTCCGTGGTATTCCGGTGCCGGTTCAGCAAGAAACGATTCAGTACCAGCCCGGCGCTGGTCTTGGCACACAGTTAGCCGGTCTCGGTATTGCGGGTCTCGGTGCATACAATCAGATGGGCCGTTAAGACATGAACATCGTAAAGCTACAAAACGACCTGAAAGACCTGTCCGACCAGCAGCTGTTGAGCACTATGCAGTCTGGGTCCTCCCCTCAGTATTTGGTCCTCGCCGAGATGCAGCGCCGCAAGAAGATGCGTGACGAAGCGTCTACTCCGAACGAGCCGCAGGCTCAGGGCACCGTAGCTGACGAGATTATGGGGGGTATTGCTTCCATCCCTATGGGCAGCATGGACATGGCCTCTGGCGGTCTGGTGAGTTTTGCGGAAGGTGGCATGACTGGCTATCAAAAAGGCGCTGCGGAAGCATGCTGGAAGAACCCTGAAACTGGTGAAACCGAGTGCCCTTCTGCTAAGCCTGACATCCGCAAGCCGACTGTTAAAAAAATGCAAGAGGGCGGTGTACTCCGTCTTCTCCCCGCTGATCCAGTAGCGGATGCGTACACATACCTCCAGAGCCGTGGTGCTGAAGTTCCAGCGGATATGTCTGAGCAAGGCATTATTGAGTATGCGAACCGCGTGCGTGCGCTGGACGAGAATGAAGTTAAAGGTGCAGGCGTTAATGTTCCGGCAGAGGCGGCTCCAGCCGCCCGTCCTAGCTGGCCTGCGTTGTTCCGTGATTATGGTAGCGGTGGTCGTGGTGAAGTTATGCCTGAGACCCAGCTTGATACTGCTCCGCAGATGCCGATGGACGGCAGTGAAATGGCTCCGGGCTTCTCCCCTGTAGCTCCGACTCAAGAAGGACTTCCGGGCTTGCTGGCTCCAGAAGGTCCGACTCCAGAGCGCGCTGTTCCATTCCTCGGTCAGGTGATGGAGAACATCGTGCCTGCTGCGCAGGCTGCTGAGCCATTTCCGGGTGTACGGGAACAAGCTATTCGCACGCTTCAGAAAGAAGAAGGGCGTGCTCCGCTAGATTTGAAGACTGAAATGGGTGATCGCAGCGATCTTGAGAACATCCCTAAAGAACTTGTTAACTATGTCATGGAAAACCCCGGTGACGCTGCACTTACGGCAGCTGGTTTTATCCTCATGGCCTCACCCGCCGGTAGAGTTTATCAAGTAGCTAAAGGCAAAGTCGCAGATTTCGCAAAACGCGGATGGAACAAAGTTAGAGACGTTTACGGTGAACAGAAGGTTCCTAGAGGGGCAAAAGTAGCTGGCGAACTGGAAAAAGGTCCGCAACCATACTTAACGCGTGAGATCGCGGAAAAAATGGCGGCTAAACAACCGGGCATGAAAGTCGTAGCTGCTGAAGGTGGTGGGTTCGAAGTGGTGCCATCAGCTATGAATGTGGCTAAAGGCATTGCAAAAAGTAAAACCGGTCAAGGTATAGCGTTAGGCACAGGTATTACTGCGCTAAGTATGGCTGGTGATGACGAACCTAAAACAGAAGATTTACTTCGCGGCCCGCAGTTACCTCCAGAGCCTGAAAGTTCGCTTCCAGCATGGGCGCGTGCAGCTGGCGTAGCCCCAACTACGCCTACAACTGAACCGCCCAAGGCACCGCCAGAACCTCCTGAACCGCCTGAAAAAGAACTGACTGGCCGTGAAGCCTACTTCGACTACCTGCTCAAGCGCCGCAAGGGCTTAGAAGGGCGAGAAAAAGACGCTGCCAATCAGGCGCTGATGGCTATGGGCTTGTCGATGATGGCGAGCAAGAATCCTGACTTCTTAGGTGCTCTCGGTGAGGGCGGCATCAAGGGTCTTGAGCAGTACGGCAAAGCTCAGAAAGAGCGTGAAGAACAGATTCTCGGCCTACTCAAGGAAGAAGGCGACATCTACGCAGCTGAATCTATGTATGGCACCCGTCAGGGCCAGCTGGGTGTGAGCGCGTTTGATAAAGCCGCCAAGATCCTTGAGAGCAAGTACTCAGGGCTAGGCCGTGCGCAGACTAGGGCGGCATTAAAGGCGAAATACCCTAACGCTACGCCAGACCAGATAGAAAACGCGTTAGACAGGCAGTATATGCTCGAAGTTGAAGCACTAGCTGCTAGAATGCAAGGGACTGGTATGGGTGGAATGCCTCGTCCGCCGGGGTATGACAAGTCCGATTTTGTTGATGTAGGCCAGAAATAATTAGGTTAAGGGCGAACTCATGCCTAGCTATTACGCAAGGACCGCTAATGGTCAGACGATTGAGTTTAATCACCCCGATCAACTTAGTGATGACCAAATTAGAGAAATAGCCGCGTACCGTGCGTATGAGCTGTCTCAAGACCCTTTTGCTGAATTAGAAGCAACCCCTCAGCAACCGCCAGAAGAATCTGGGCTTTTCGCGTCCCTTGAGTCTGGCGCTCGCACCGCTGTCGGTACCGGTCTCTACGGGCTGGGTGAGCTGACTGGCCTTGAGGGCGTCTCTAAATACGGCGAAGAGATTCTGCAAGGGCAGCCGGGGTACGCTCCAATTACTTCTGAGGAAGTAGGCCAAGCGTTTGAACAGGGCGTAATGCCGGGCCTCGGTGCTGGTGCACAGTATGTAACTGAAGCTACGGGTGAAGTAGCCGGTGGATTGCCAGCGTACATAGCGACTGCATTAGGTGGTGCTAAGACCGGTGCGGCGTTGATGCCGATTCCGCAGTTCAAACCTGCGGCAGCGTTAGCTGGTTCAGTTATAGCTCCTGCCATGACCTATTTCTTTGGTCAGAACCGTCTGGCTCAAGAAGAACAAATTCGCAAAGCTGAGGAAGAAGGTGTACCGCCACCTCAGTTCAATGACCTAGAAACCTTTGGCTACGGCCTGCTCCAGTCCGGCGTTGAACGTACGGGTATTGCAGTCTTGGCTAGACGCTTCCCGATCCTTAACCGCTTGTTCGGCGGTAACAAAGCTGACGCTGATGCAGCGGCTAGAGAACTGGCCGAGCAGGGTCGCGCTGCGGCATTCGGTCGTGGTGCAGCTACCGGTGTGGTTACAGAAGTTCCGGTTGAGCTTACCCAGCAAGTGCTGGAGCGTATGGCGTCAGATCAGGAACTGACCAGCGACGAAGCCCTTGCCGAATACGTAGAAGTTATGAAGCGTACCGCTGCCGGTATCGCTCCGATCGGCGGTGTTACTGGTGTAGCGTCTCGCTCAGGTGCCATCTCCCGCCAAGAAGCGCAGCAGCGTCAGGCCCGCGAACAAGAGTTGGCGGAGATGCGTGCGCAGGCTACGGAGGCTGCTCAGACTGATCTTGCTGCGGTGCAAGCACGAGAGTTTGCTGAAGAGGAGCTGCCTGATTTTGGTGTGGGTTTCGCATCGACTGGTCTAGGACCCACAGTTAGCCGTGAAGGCATCATGTCTGACATCCGCGTGGCGGACGAAGAGTGGGATGTAGAACCGATACGCCAGAGATTGCAGGAGACTGCGAACGCAGTCACTCAGCTGACCGAGCAGAGCCGCAAGGCTATTGACGAGGTTGAGCGCAACCAACTCTATGACGAGCTAAATATGGCTCGCACCGAGAACATATTGGCGCAGGCAGCTACATACCGTGAAGCTGAGCAGCGTCTCCGCGCAGCGGGTAAGCAGAACGAAGCCAACGGGGCGATGCGTAAGTATTACAGCACCCTCGACAAGGCCAAGGTTGCGTTCGATCAGGTGCAGAACCAAGAAATCCGCACGGAGCTTGGCGCGACGTTGGAGCAAGTTACGGCTAAACCGGAAGGGTTGGAGCCTACTACCACTACTCCAAGCGCTGCCGCTAAAGAAACCGTCACTTTATATCGTGGTGTTCCTGAAGGTAGAGATCCGATGGCACCTAGTGATATTGGCGGTTTGTTCTTCTCCCCAAGCAAGGATGAGGCGGCTGCTTACGGTGGCGAAAACGCGGTAATTGCTGAAAAAACCTTCGATTTTGAAAATTTGCTTACCGGCAAAAACTGGATGGATGTCAAATCTAAACTTGGTTTAGAGAAGAACGCGCAGTGGAAAGATATTACGTCGGCAGCTAAACAGGCTGGATTTGACGGAATTAAATATAGCGGAAGCAACGGGCTGGAATATATTGTTCTTGATAAAGCCCCACAGACCCCAACTCCGACTATTGCTCCGCAGGCAGTATCCGCTCAGATCGGGCTGAGCCCACGCTCAAACGCAGCCAAGGCTATCGACCAGCTGGACATCAACACGCCAGAAGGGCGGGCACAGGCTCGTGAAATCATCAACGCCGTTCGTGATGCGAAGGGCACGTCTCCCAAGACTATTGAGCGTATGGCACAGAGCCCGCTCGTGCAGGAGCTGGATGCAGAAGGCCAAGGTGAGCTAGAAGTAGACGTCACTGAACCGACCCTGCAAGAGTACGCCCGCATGTGGGCTGAAGCCAAGGCTGCTAAGAATGAAGCTGGTGCAGACGCTATCAGAAGTGAAGCAACTCGCGTGTATAGCCCATCCGACTTTGACGCTGAGATTCAATCTGCGGTTATGCGGTTGGCGGCTGAAAGAGACATTGATATATCAAAACCAGCAAAAAGCCAGATAGAACTCGACCGAGACGCCCGCTGGTCTGAAAACCAAGACAATGACCTCCGCGCCAATATGCGCGATGAAAACACGCTGGGTGTGCTGGAAGCGCTTAAGAGGAACGAGAACCCAGTCATTGCGGCGGTAGCTCAGCGTTTTGACGAGATTCCGACTACAACTCCGGCTGTAAACATCGACGAGGCGGCGATTGTAAACGCCGTTAGGCGCAGAAGGTTGGGTAAGGACGCTGAGATTGCTGTGGCGGGCATGTTCGACCCGAACACCAACACCGTCGTCATGCGCGATGAGCTGGCAGCTGGCAATCCAGAATTTGTTGCCCACGAGCTTGTCCACGCTCAAGCCTCCGATGTACTCGACTCCAAAGTAAAAAACTTAACCGATACCCAACGTGCGGGTGTAGAGCAGCTGAAGAAGCTGTACAAATACGTTAAAGAAAATACTCCAACCGACCTCATAGAGGCGCAATACGCGCTAACTTCTGTCGACGAGTTCCTTTCCGAGGGTATGGGCAACAAGCGTTTTCAGGACTACCTGAAGACTGTCGAATACAAGAACACGAACGCATGGTCTGAGTTCGTTGCAGCCATTGCCAAGATGCTCGGCCTCAAGCCGGATACTGCGTTCACTGAACTACTGAGTGCTTATGAACAAATTACTACGCGACCTGAAGCGAAAGCTCCTCCTAAATCTGAGCAAGTTACCCCTACCAAAAAGCGTAAAGCACCGGCTGACGTTGGAACTCCTGAAACTCTAACTGCGGCGGCAGTCCAGCGGTACGGGAAGGCGTACCAGCAGGCGCGTAAGACTGACAAGTTCCCCGGTGAAGAGGCTGTCCGCGTCCGTGAGGTGATCGAAAAAGCGATCAAGGAAGCAGGCGGCAAGAAGGCTGATATTGCAAAAGTACGTGGTGCGATTGCCAAAGCTGAACGCTTAGAAACCGAGGCGCTAACACGTCCAGAACGCAAAAAAGCCGAAGCCAAGGCCAAGCAGGAGCAGAAGTTCAGAGAGCGTGAGGAAGCTGCTCAGGTTGAACGCCAGAAAGAGATTGCAGAGGGCGCCAAGGAGACTGAAAAGCTCCAAGAGCGTGAGCGCCAGCGTCGTGCACGCGGCGCCGGTGTAGAGCCGACTGACCTCCTCCAAGCGTCGATCGAGCGCCAGCTGAACGAGCTGCGCAATATGGCAGAGGCTAAGCGCAGAAATGAGATGCGTCCGCTGCTGAAGAAGATCATCGCTCGTGTGCGTGAGCTGAATCCTGAGTGGCGTGCTGGCGACAGCGAGGCCAAGATTATTGATTCTGTGCTGCGGGCACCGAGTCCGGTGGGCTTCATGCGTTCTATCCGCAGCCAGTACGACCCGATGTACCAAGCGTACTTGCAGGGCAGTCTGGGTGTTGACGAGGAAATGGGCTTGACCGAGACCGACGCGATGGTCGGCGGTATGCGCCAAGAGTTCGAGCAGCAGATGGCGCGCATGGAGCAGGTGATGACCGAGACCGATGCGTTTAACGACGCTGAGATCGACGAGATCATGGCCGCTATGCGTGTGCTGAAGAATCCGAAATCAGACCCAGAAGCAGCTGTAGAAGCCCAAGAAGTTATTCAGAAGTACGACGACATCGTCCGTGCTGAGCTTACCCGTGAAGAGGGTGAGCTGATGTTTATGATTTCTGGCGGTAAAAAGGCCGTTAGGGTGAGACAGTCCTCTATCCGTCAAGCGTTGGCTGAGTACTCTATGTCGGATGGTAAAACCCGTGCGTATATTGCATGGGTAGATCCGAAACAGTTCGTGGAGCTGAACACTGAGTCTGCTGCTGAGGCTGAATCAATACTTAACAGCTTTAAGTATGGCACTAAAGATGGAAAGATCGAAACCAGAAAAATTATTGAAGAAGGTTGGCCTCGCATACCTTACGTGAGAGTAGGTAAAGAGATTTTGGAAGGCGAGCCATACGGATCCTTGGGCAAGACTTACCACAGAGGCGAAGTAGACTGGGGCGCGCACGAAGGCCGTCACAGAGCCGCTGCTTTAGCCGCAGCTGGCGTAGAGCGCATGCCTGTAGTTATTCAAATTAACGACGTGCCGTATTTAGATCCGGGTCAGATGCCTATTTTCACGCAAAGAGCGACGTTCTTTGGTGATACCGCAGCTCCGCTCGCATCAGCAACGCTTACTAACCCAAACAATTTAGTGTTGGGCATGGACGTTGTGGATTCGGTACCGTTAAGTAACAAAAAACTTGCGGAAATAAACGACATGTTCGGTGTAGTAAAAACCGAACCAGAAACCGAAACCGGGCCAGAAGTAGAAGCCGCTTTAGAAGCAGGCGAAGTCCTCTTCAAGATTGACACGGAAGCCACTAGAGCCGCAGAGGAGCGCGTAACCGCGTCTGGCGGTCGCATATTCAGCAACGAGCAGGATCGTAAGGGTTTGCTCCGCAACATGAAGGACTTCGGCTTCAAGGAAGAAGACGGCCAGATGGTGCGTAAGGGTGCCAACGACTACGTCAAGGATAGCGTGACCGTAACTGACTGGGTTGCCACTAAGTTCCTGTCCTCTGACTCTGCGGTCGTCAACGGCATCCGCCGTCGCTTGCGTGAGATGAACGTCAGCGAGCACGAGTTCTTAGGCAGTATGCTGAACGCCTCCACATCGCAGGTGTGGCACGCTGAAGCCCTCGGTGCTGTAACTCTGGAGTTCGGCAACCTGCGTTACAACGAGGAGCTGCACAAGTACGAAGGCATCCAAGACGTCAATAATTACAAGACGTTAATTGGCAAACTTGAAGAAATTTCTAAGGACCGTGGCATTCCGATGAATGTCATCGAGTCCGACGCGCACCGCTACGTGGAAGCCAAGCGCCTGCTGGCTATCCGCAACGAGCAGGAACTCATCCAGCGCAAGATCGACGCACTGAACAAGTCAGGCCGCATCAGTAACAAGCGCAAGGCGCAGAAGCTGCAAAAGTACGCAGATCGCTACATCCACATGGACGACGCGCAGATCCGTACGGCTCTGGAAGCTGGCAAGGCTATCCCTGAATACAACGACGTGTTCAAGATTTGGGACGGCATGCGAAAGAACGTCATCAAGGTGATGGTGGATTCCGGGCTGGTTGACCCGTATGAAGCTGAAGTCTGGTTAGACAACTCAGACTATGCGCCGTTTTACCGTAAGACGCAGCTTGAAGCGAAGCAAGGTCCGAAGGAGTATATCAGCGGGCTTGTAGCAGATCCGAACTTGAAGCGATTCAAGGGCACTGACGCTGAAGTCAACAATGTGTTCGACAACATGGCGAAGTGGGTCGAGTTTTATGTTTCCGCTTCTGTGCGCAACAACTCTGCTCGCCGGATGATTCAAGAGATGCGCCGTGTGGGCATGGCCCGTGCGGTTGACGCGAAAGAAAAGCTCAGCCCGTCCGAGCGGGAACGCCGTGTAGGCGTGTGGGAGAAGGGCGAGAAGAACTTCTACGTCGTCGAACAGACGATTTTCCTAGAAGCGTTCAAGGGCATGGAGTCAGCAGGTATTCCTGTGATTGGCATCGCTGCCAAGTTCACCGACATGCTGCGTAAAACCGTTGTACTCAACCCGATATTCTCACTGGCGCAGCTCAGTCAGGACTCATTCGGCGCGATGTTCACTTCTGGGCTACCGCTGCAAACCGCGGTGAAGCTGCCGATCCGAGTGGTGAAAGAGTTTATTAAGACTCTGGACGGCACCAGTGCATCGCACAGCGAGCTCCGCCGTATGGGTGCTGTGGGCGTGCGCGACTACAACGCCGCAGTTGTGATCCGTGAAGCAGAAAGTTTCCTGACCAATATGCAGGATGCCAAGGCTGGCCCGCTACGCCGACTGATGCGTGGGCTTGAGAACTTCTCAATGGCGTCAGATAACGCTGTGCGTCAGGCGATTTACGAGCTGTCGCAGGAAAACGGTGCGACTAAGGCTGAAGCCATCGAGAAGGCGTTTGAAGTCATCAACTTCCGCCGTAAGGGCTCTTCGCCCACCATCCAGTTGGCAAACCGTCTGGTGCCGTTCTTTAACGCCTATCTACAGGCGCTGAGCGTTCAGCAGAAAGTATTGGCAGGCGAAGGTGTTTCACCACGCAACAAGAAGAGTTGGAACGAGTTTACGCAGAACCTCGCGGCGTTCACTGCGCTGTCTATATTTATGGCGCTCCTGAACGAGGACGACGAAGAGTATCAGCGCATGGAGCCCTATGTGCGCAACCGCATGTGGTACCTCGGTAACGGCTTTGGGCTGCCAATTCGTACTGACTTGTTCCTCCTACCCAAGATTATTGCTGAAGAAGTCACTCGTATGGCGTATGACTCCGCATCGGCAGATCCGGGCGTGCTGAAGAAGGCAATCAAGGAAGGACTGGCTAACGGCCTGTTTGGCCCGACCGCAGTGCCGCAGATATTTAAGCCAACCATCGAAGTTGCGATTGACCACAGCTTCCATACAGGTCGCGCGCTGACTCCGGCGTATGCCGAGGGTTTACAGAACGAGTTCCAGTACAACGAGTACACCTCTGAGCTGTCTAAGCTGATTGGTGCTGGTGTAGACGGTTCGCCAATTCTGATTGAGCACTGGTTGCGTGGCACGTTTGGCTCAGCTGCTGGGCTTCTGATGTGGACCTCAAATCTGTGGGGCATGGGTGCTGGCATCCGTCCGCCTGAGAACTTCCGCGAGATTGCAACCTCTGCACCGGGTATGAGTCGCTTCCTGTCCAGAGAGTTTGGTGGCGGCCTGCGTTCTATGTTCTACGATGCGGCCAAGCTGTCTAACGAAGCCAAATCTACATATACAACGCTATCTACTCGCGACCCAGAAGGCGTTGACGCGTGGCTGTCTGAGGATGACAACCTGATCCGTGCGTTGTCTGACGAAACGCTTCGTGAGTACCAGAAGGAAATTGGCAAGATTCGCAGAGAGATACGCGACGTGTCGCTGTCTACACAGCTGGATAACAACTTCAAGCAGGAGTATTTGCGCGAGCTGCGTAACTACGAGCAGATTATGCTTGAGGCTATGGACATCAAGGGCATTCGGAAAACTCTGAACATGTAAAAAAGCCCCCTCACATGGAGGGGGCAACCACTTCAGAGACCAGTGACTCCTGCTGGAGGAGTGACCCGAAGAAAGGATCGAAGAATCACTGTGGCGCCGATTCTACCGCACTCTCCACGCCCGTAAACCCTTTACGAACTCTTCTGTCACGTTTTTAACGCTCATAGAGTACCCAAAATCGTCGGCCACCTTGCGGATTCTGCTCTCTAGGGACTTACAGTCTAGGCAGGGGACAAAAAAGCTGTCCCCAACCCGCATACCGCTTATTGCCGCCTTAAGATTCCATTTCAGCATCGTTATCTTCCGGTAAGGCTTCAACTGACGCGATAAACGCTTCGGCCTCTTCCGGGGCTACCAGAAATTCTGCTGCGTCCACTGGCGGCGACATAGTAAATTTAGTTTTGGAGAGCATCCGCTTCTTGACTTTGCGGCGGAAAGTGTAAGACCCGCCAGTCACCCGGCAGTCATTCAGCACGTCGTCAATCGTGAACTGGCGGTCGGTGCAGTATTCGCGCAGATCCTTGTAGCTGATGTACAGCAGGTTACCCTCTTCCTCAAAGCGTACGGTACAGCGTGAGCCGTTGGGAACAATCTTGCCGTGGTCCCCAGACATCGGGTTAATCAGCGTAGAAATCACGGTGGTGTTTCTTAGGTTTTCGTAGATGAACTCGCTCACCAGCTCAAACGCATCTACCACGTCGTTCTTAACCGTGTTGCGTGCTTCGTTGATCCTACTGACCATGAAGTCTTCGAGGCGGTCCATAGGGAACTGGCACAAGTCCAGCTTCTGCGTAACGACGTTAGCAACCTGAACGGCAGCGAATAAGCCCGTGTGAAACCGCTCCTCAATCTTCTTGTTCACTCGTTTCCAGATACGCTTGCGTGCCTTGTCGATCAGCTCCGGTATCTTGTCACCGTTATTGACCATCCACTTAGCCCACACATCGCCCGCAACACCATAGTTTTCTTCCAGCAGCGCAAACAACTCATCTGCCCCTTCAACCGTCTGGCGCTTGACTGGAATTTCGATCAGTCGCATCAGCTCGCCGTCCGGTCTGGCCTTCAGCTTAATCAGCTTGCTGACCATAGAGGAGTTTGAGTTCATCAGGTGGATGGTGTTCCACGTAGCTTCGTTATGCCGCTCGGTATTGCTCGTCGAGTTCATGCGGTTCTTACCACGGCCCTGTGATGTGCCGTAGATTTCATCTGACAAGAACTCAGCCGGAGCGTTAGTCATTTCGTCCGACATAGCCACGAGGTTGTTATGCACGCCGAGGCGGTGCTGGCGCGAGGCCGGTGTATCACGCTGAGTCAGCATAGTTCTGTCTGGATGCCCAAACACGCTGAGTGCGAGCCTGCCTGCGGTTGACTTACCCGTACCTGATTCGTTACTGATGAGGTTGATAACGCCGCCAGCTACTCCGGTGAACTTCATCAGGGGAGCGGCGAACCCGCACAGGGCCACAAGCTGCAACGCCTCCAGCCCCGGCTTGTTAATCGCGTTGAAGATTTCTTTCCATGTTTCCAGAGAACCTTTCATACCAAACGAGTCGATGATGTTCGCAGTGGTGCTGCTCGGGAAGTTGTGGCTGGGCTCTGATTTGCCTTTCTCATACACGCGATGCCCAACTACAAACTCTGTGTTGGCAGCGTGCCATCCAAACTGTAGGCGGGCTTCTTTTGCTTTTTCCCGCATCTGGAGTTCTTTGGTGTACCTGATTGCGTAGTCCATAATCTCGCTCATCTGTCTCTTGTTAGCGGCGACGCCTTTAGCGCCAAAAATCTTCTTAAATTGTTCTTGCGCGTGCATGTCCTTTACCGGAACCATGAACTCGCGCTCTCCGTCCATAGGCAGGTGGAGGTGAAACACCACACACTCGCCGTCATTCGGGTCAACTAGGCGAGTCGAAGCGTACAGATCGTTTTCGTACACCAGATGCTCAACCTTGTCACCGTCCGCATCGCGCTCTTCCCTGTACACACCGCCGTTAGCGCCACGGAAATATGGGAAGGGCGGCTTAAACAGCGCCTGCTTCACTACCTGAGTGCTGATACTCCCATCCGACTCTTCTTCCTCATCCGGTGCAGCAAACAACTCAGACTCGTCACGCTTGATTTCAGCGCCCAACTGAATCGGGCTAGTAACCTGCTGCGTACAGCCTTGGCACAGATCGGAACTCAACCCACGAATTACTTCACAGGTGTACGGCCCCTTGGTCAGGCTGGCTTTCTCCAGCGTATCTTCCGGCGTGTAATCAGGATGCTTACTGGACATCCTGTGTATGGCCGTGTCGCGGTCTACGCAAGCCCATGCGATAGACAAGCCAGCACGCCACATAGGCTCTTCCAGCTCAGCTTGGTTACTTATGACTTCCTTGAGGAAGTTGCAGCCCTTGTCCTTGAGGCTCTTCTGCGCAATCGTGCTGAAGCGCGACTGCTTGTTCCCAAGAATTGCTTTAGCTGTTTCGCTCAACTCAGCGGTGTCTACCTTAACGCGTGGCTTCTTCGGCTCCGGCAGGTCAAGTGCAGCTAAGCAGTCAGCAAACAGGTCAACGTCGATGGGCTCACCGTGTTCACACTGAATAACTTGCTTCGGGTCGTCAGGGTTCTTGAAGTTCAACGTCTGCGGTATGCGCAGAATACGCGCTTCGTCAGCGGTGACTGCCGGGTCAGCCTCAAGGCCGAGGTGCTCACACGCACGCTTTAGCTTCTCAGCGATCGGAGACCATGCAGAACTAGGGATGTACTGAGTCAGCAGCCAGTAGACGTGAATCCCGTTGCCAGAATTAACGATGGTTGGATGCGGCAGCTTGACCTCTACCCTGAACTTCTCAAGGGCTTCGAGGGCTTCAGCCTGACTCGGATATGGCTTGTTCGTGCCACAATCTAGATCAAGCCAGAACGACTTCATCCACTGGGCATTTTCTTGCGTGCGCTTCTCACTGCCTTCCTTGTAGGAGGCGACAGCAAAGTACGCATCTATCTTGCGATCAACGAAACTCTCGGCACGCTCGGCCAAGGTATCAATATCGTCTACAAATTCTTGAAGGACTTTTCCGTCACTTATGCCAACTACACAATAGCGGCCTTCCTCTGGCAGCACTTCATGTAGGAAATCGGTTGTCGGGCTCATTAAGTGGTTCCGGCGAAATAATAGGGCGGCAGCGGTTACGCCTACCGTTTTCGGGGAAAACTCCCCTAGCCGCCCTTGCTTGGGCTATTCGATGCTTGACGGCGGGAGGGCCGACAGTATCACCGGTTTTCTGAAACAGGCAAGCTGGTTCACAACTTGCTTATATTCAGAATTATTCGTCGCCCCACTCGTCGAGGATGGAAGCCACGTCAGCCTTCTCTGCCTGCACAGGCTCAGCCTTCTTCTTGACCACCTTCGGCTCTTCAGCTGCGGCCTTCGGCTTTTCAAATCCGTCGTTGGCCTTCAGGGTTTCCTCGTCCTCACGCTTGACAAACTGACGAGGGCCGGTATGCGCCTTCGCATCAGAGGAGTCACCCTTGTTTTGCACGGCTGCCCACTCTTCTTCGTTCAGCGGACGAGCAGCGCGGAACATCAGCTTCGGCACTGGTGACTTGGTGTCGAACTTCACCTCAGTAACAACCTTGATGATGTCGTAGCCGAACTCAGCCAGCTTGCGTACATACGCTTGAAGCGGAGCGTACTTGCTGCCGTCCTCAGCCTTACCGAACACAGAAGTGGCGGGCAGAGTCACGCCGTACACGTCACCACGCGGGTCGCCTTCCAGTACCACTGCAAGTCGCGCGGAGTAGCGGCAGGCACGCCCATCACCTTGACCCGAACCCTTCACATTCTGCGGGCAGTTGGCACACAGGCTGGCCTGCGGGCTTTCTACATTTTCGCTAGGAGCGTTGCCGTCGTCCGACCAGCACGCCGGACTGGATGCTTGGCCTTCCTTGTAGCTTCCCTCGTAGTAAGTGCGGGCAATAGCCGGAGCAGACTTCACGACGATCACGTTCATCGCACGATCTTCGTTCTGTGCTACTTCCTGAGCACCGACCATCATGCGGAACACAGAACCCTTGAAGCTAATGCGCTTCAGGGACTGACCTGCTCCACCACCGGCAAGTGCCTTGGCGGTATCGGAAAGTTCACCACCTTGCAGGTGGGCTGGCATGGTTCCCATGCCTTCAAATAGAGTCATATCAGACATCACTGGTCTCCTTGTGCGTATGTAAATTGCTGGCGTTCGACGTAGTCGATTAGCGCAGCTTTCTTGAAAAACACCTTCTTCCCCAGCTTCACAAACGGAATTGCACCCGAGTCACGAAGTTTGTCTAGGGAAGAAACCGACAGCCTGAGAAACTCAGCTGCCTCTTTCTTAGTCAAAAGTCCTAGGTCGCTCACGATTTGTTTCCTCTTCGGACGACGATTGAATACCGACTGTCAGCATTGACGGGCGGTGCTATATCTGGATTGTTCTCCAGAAATTCCTTGAAGTTGCCTTGGTGAATCCGGCGCTCGACTAGGTCAAACCCGTTGTCACCCTGCTCCTTCAAGAACTCTTTGAATGAGTCCCAATCAGGGGCCCAATACCGTGTACGCACTACACGAGAGGCAGTGCCGTACGGGGTTTTCATGCTTTCCAGCCCATGCTCCTTGGCAAGATCGAGCAGGGTGGTTTCGATGGTGTCCATCTTTTCTTTCAGGGCGTTGTCCTCTTCATCGAACTTGTGCTTGAGGTCAGCACGAGCGTCACGAAGGTGGATGTACGCCGATACCAGCTTTGCTGTGTCCATGTTGTAACTCCGAAGTGCGCGGCTCAGCCGCTAAGTTCTTGTTCATAAAGAGCCACCAAGTCTTTTTGGTTGGCTTCCTTGGATTCTAACGCATCGTATACCCTTTTTTCAACTGGTGAGCCGTAAATTTTTATCACAGTCATTTTATTGACCTGAGACGGCCTGTTTATACGCTCGTTCGCCTGAAGCCACGTTTCTACGGAGGCAACTGGGCCAAACCAAACGATCGTGTCAGCGGCGGTAAGGGTTACACCGTGCGCTGCACTCTGCGGCTGGATCACCAGCACGCGGGGGTCTGGGGTCTCTTGGAAGGACTTGAATATCTTTGTGCGGGCAGTCATAGACACTGCCCCGCTGATAATCTCTGCGGTGAACTTTTCCTTGCGAAGCCTGTCAATCACGATGTCGATCGCGTGCCGGAACGGCACGAACACAATCACCTTGTGTGCCGCCTCACGCACCACCTCGACAATCTCGTCCAGACGGTTCTTGGCATCAAACTGCACCACCTCACCATCGTCTGAGTACACCGCCCCGCAGCTCAGCTGGAGCAGCTTGTTCAGGCCAGCCGCCGCATGGACAGCGGTGATCTGTTCACCGGCAGCCTCGACCATCATCTGCTTCTTCAGGACTTGGTAGTACTTCTTCTGCTGCGGAGTCAGCTCGATTTCACGCGTCTGATATGTCATCGGCGGCAGGTCAAGGCACTCGGCTTTGGTAAAGCGGATCGCAGGCTGGAGCGCAGCGTTGACTAGCTTTGTAGCGTTATTGCTTGGAATCCATTTGAACTGGGTGATCTTGACCATCACCTTGTCACGCCAAGTGGTGTAGTAAGGCGGGACTCGCTGCGGCACAGCCATCTTAGCCAGCCCAAACGCGTCCACCGGACTCTGCGCGGCGGGAGTACCGGTCAACATCCACAGCTTAGTCTGCGGGGTAATCACCTTGTTCAGCGCCTTCCAGCGGCGCGTGCTGGCAGTTTTTACGAAGTTGGCCTCGTCCGCTACCACCAGATCAAACTGCCCCTGCTGGAGCTCCTCAACCACCGTGGGCACGCCGTCATAATTGATGATGACGAACTCATACTTCCCAAGGATTACTTTCTTGCGAGTCTCTTTGGAGCCATGAGCTACGGCAGCGGTGCGGTGCATGGCAATGCTGAAAATGTCCTGCATCCATGCGGAGTGCATGATCGACAGGGGGCAGACAATTAAGACTCTCTTAATATCGCCGATCTGCATCAGGTAGTCGGCAGCCCAGATCACAGCACCAGTCTTGCCTGTGCCCTGTTCTGAGAAACAGAACGCACGGTTGTTGGCGGTCAGGAAACTGGCGGTCTGTTTCTGGTGTTCGTAGGGCTTGAAAGCGCCCGGCCAGTGATAGTCACGCAGGATCGGGCTCGGTGCTTTTCGCACGCCTAAGTTAGCTAAGCGGCGGGTATTTTCCAGATTCCACTTGACCAGCACTTCGTGGGATTCATCCCCGACTTGACCGAGGTAGCGGCTCTGCTGGATTGCGGTTGTGAAGCGGTCGGGTTCCCGAACGCGGACCAAAAGGCCCCTGTTATCAATGACTTCCATGTTGTTCCTGAAGTGGTTTGCCAGCTACGCTGGCTTATTACATTCACCGCTTTCACGGTGCGGCACTCCACAGTCTACCGCTGCGGTCGTGCCTTGCCAAGCCCTATTTCATCTTGGCAGATTTAGTTCTTGCGAAGCTACGATTCTTGCTTGCAGGCACTGCACGCAGGTTACTGCGCCCATTGCCACCGCCCTTCGCCAGCGGCTTCTTGTGGTCTACATCCTTGCCGTCACCCTTCTTAACGACGCCTTCTTTCATCAGCTGGTAGCGGGCACGGTTGCGTGCAGCGCGCTTCTTTTTAACTGATGGCTTGCCATCATATTTGCGTTCGAGGTCGTAGCGGCGAGGATTTCTAGGCATGTCAGCCTCCACAAAATTCACAGTGTTTCACAGGACACCACTTCCGGCACAGGCCGTTAGGGTTTGCAGGCCAATTATCGTTGTCGAAGGCCGCTTGTAAAAGCCCTGCTTTCTTCTCCCACTTACTCCACAGGAATGGCTGGTCTTGCTTGTCGTACGCTGCTTTGATGACGACATCGTGCAGTAGGAAAACCAGTGCCGCCTTTACTTCCTTCACCTCTGGGTAGTGCTCGAACACCATCAGGGCCATGAGTTCCAGCTGCCCCTTGTCAGGGTAGCGGGCGGAGCCAGTCTTGTAGTCCACGATCCACGCCTTCTCGCCGTTCAGGATCACGAGGTCAGCAATACCCCGCACCCAAACATCTTTGGCTAGGAACTTGGTGGGCTTCTTGTCGATGGTGAGGGCCATCTCCAGTTCGCACAGTTTCTCCCCTTCGATCTTGTTCAGGGAGTCGAGTGCTGGTTTGAACCGGAGGTGGCCCTTGGGGATTTCCTTCCCGTCTCGGATGTACTCCTCGGCAACCTTGTGGACTTCCTTGCCGTAGATCGTGTGCTCCGTCTCAACGAAGGGGTAGAGTTTCTCTACCTTCTCGGCGTGGTATTTTCGAGGGCAAGTCTCAAATGTCTTTATCGAGCTGAAGCTCCAAGCGGCTGGCATTGTTGTCCTTATTTAGCGTCGCCGTAGGTATCGGCAATGTCTCCTTCGGACCATGTTACCAGTTCAGGCCACCAATCAACACCTTGGCGCATAATGTTCTGCATGAAGTCAAGAGCCTCTTGCGCTTCAGCATTGGGGGTAACGAGGATCACTTCATCGTGAACGGTGTGCACAATCTGGTATCGCTGCTGAATCTTCAGCATCATGTCGGACAGCGCTTCACGAGCGAGGTGCTGCACGATGTTTTCCGTCACCTTCCCAGCGTAGATGCGGGCCTTGCGTCGGCCATTGCCGTACACCCACTCCTTCCTGCCGGTTTCTTTGTCCGTCTCCACGCGTAAGTCTGGGTAGCGGATCATGCCCTGCGGCGTTTTGATTCCACCCTTAGCGGTCTTACACAACCCTGCGGGGTCAATCGGCACGCCTTCACGCCCGTGGTATATGTGGTCGAGCGCTGCGTGGCATGTTTTCCACCCCTGCGTAATCAGCGGGTAGGCTGCACGCCAACGATTAACCACGTCGTACGACTCAGCTTCCGTTAGGTCAACGCCACCCATCAGCTTCGCTACATTCTGGAATGTCTTGCCACCAGCACCGAAACCGAGACCAAGGTGCGCGACCTTACCCACCTGACGTTCCTGTTTGGTTACATCATCGACAGGCTTGTCGTATAGCTTGCTGGCGAAGTCCTTGTACAGGTCGGCTTTCTCAGGGTCAGCCTTGAACAAATCCATGCTGCTCTTCTCACGCCACAGGAAGTGATTCACACGCAGCTCGATGCCTGACAAGTCAGCCACAACCACCTTGTGTCCAGCGGGGGCTACTAAACTTTTTCTCAGCGCGTCAGCCGGTGACGGCTTGTATGGGTTTACGCGTGGCAGGTTCTGCTGGTTCATTTTCATCGTGCCTGACCAGCGGCCTGTGGTGTCTGCGCCGTAATAGTTCAGGGCAATGGGCAGCTTGCCATCGGCGGCTCTAGCACACGCGATAAACTGCTGGATGCGTGATTCGAGGATGGTGCTCTTCACCTTCAGCCGTGCGGATGCAGCGGCAGCCACTTCAAAGTCATCGTGTTCTTGCAGAGCGAGGAACTCTTCATCCGTCTTAGCCAGAGCAGGCACTTCCCTGTCTGGGTTCGTGGGCGATGGCTTCATCGGAACTTCAACGCCCTTGGCCTTGAGATACTTGGCGAACTTCGGAGCCGAGGCGAGGATTTTCTTGGCGATCTCAACCTTCTCTTCGTCGGACATAAGCTCGACAGGTACATCAGAAACCTGTTCAGCCACGCTGAGCAGCATTTTCTTCTGCTTGGTCTGAATCTCCTCCAGCGTGCGTTCAAGTAGCGCGAAGTCCAACTCGAACTTAGGCTCGACAAGCATCTTGATCGTCATGTCGATCAGCTTCAGTTCGCGGCCTCCTAACTCAGGCGCAAGCCTGTGGAATATCTTGTAGCAAAGCTCGGTGTCGACGATGTTGTAGGTAGTCATGGCTTCCAACTCTTCGTCCGTGAAGTCAGCCAGCTTTTTGCCCTTGGTGTTGGTTGCTTCGAGGTCGAGCTTCTCACCTACATGCAGAGCAGCGGCTACCTTCTTCAGCGAGCCGCCTACCGTTTTGGCGAAGCCTAGCGCGCGTGCCATAGCCAGCGTGCAGCCCCATGCCTTCGGCTTAATACCGAAACGCCACGCACAGATCATGGCATCGAAGCCTGACATGTTGTGGCCGATCAGCATGGCATCGGAGAAATCAGTAGCATCGACCCAGTTCTGGATCGCCTTCTCGCCGAACAGAACGAACGGCTCGTCGTTACCTACTTTTATTGCGACCGACTGAATCTCGGTCTCGGGGTGCATGACGTATTCAACTGGGTGAATCTTCGTCAGCGAGTGCGTCTGAGACCAAAAGGTCTCGAAGTCAAGGACTATAGGGGTCACAACTGCTCCAGCGTCTCTTTCAAGTGGTCTAAGTTATTAGCGTCAATGACAAGCGCAACTCCACCATGCTCGTCGATTTCACGCAGGTTCTTTTGTTGTAGTGCGGTGGGCTTGTTCTTCTTCATGTCGGCCTTTACTTCAATGCCGATGAACCGCCCGTTGTAGCAGGCTACGATGTCCGGCACACCCGAAGCACCGTAGCCGCCAGTTACCGGATAGAAGTAATACATTCCGTATTGCTTCAAGATGTCAACGATCTTGCGTTTGACTTTTTTCTCCGGTGTATCAGCCATGCTTACTGCTCCAGCATCTGCGTGCGGATTCTTACCATTATCCGGTTGATGTCCCAAACAGCGGTGTTGCCGTCGTCCTCAGCTTCAATGATTTCTATGGCTAAGTTCTCCAGTAGCGTGCCTTCTTCAAGCCAGTCGCGAAGCATTCGTCGGTATTCAAGTCTAAGTTTGTTTTCGTTGATGTAGTCGTGGTTGTTCATTAGTCTTTTTCCCCGTAATAAATTTCTGCAAGTCGTGCGCTGCGTTTCTTTACAGATTCAATACTTTCTTCGTCCATGTGCAGGAACGCTGGTAGATCCAAATTTGTTAGAAACCCAGTGAACAGCGCCTTTGACATGGACTCAACCGCCTTTTCGTGGTTAGTCACAGGCTTGCGAAACAAAATAGCGCGCACATCTGCTTTATGTAAGCCAGTCTCTTCAACTATGTCTGCAATAGCCATGCCGTTCTCATAAAACTCAACCACCAACGTTTCGTCTTTTGCATTAAACTTCTTCATCTTCTTTCTCCAGTTCCTGCGTTTCCCACAGGATGTAGCGGGCTTCCTGCGCCATGTCATCTAGCGCGTAGTGGCATTCAACCCCATCGAAGTTTTTGCGTTCGGATAACTCCAGCGCCTTCTTAGCAAGGCAGCGTGCCTTCTTCAGCACGGTGAGGTTGTCGTGGTTCACTTGATCTCCTCCATGTTCCAAATGGTTTTGATCTTGTCGATGATCGTGTCACGACGCTTCTGCAACGCAACATAATCCTTGCCGGTGAAGTTCAGCTTGATTTCGTTCTGACCTTTGGTGCGGGATAAGCGCATGGCTTCTTGGCACACCTCCTGCAAGTCTTTGCGCAGCTTGCGGAGGGAAAGGGAATGTAAAAACTCAGGTGGTCTTGCTCTCATCGTCGGCTCCTTTGGGGTTCATGTAGTCGTCTACGGCTTGCAGCGCGTGCAAAATTATTAGCTTGTCGTACTCAGCTTTGTAGTTCTTGCCGAAGCGTTTGTTCTCGTCAATCCGACGCTGCGCTCCGGTCAGTTTCGAGATCAAGCTCCGTCTGTACCGCTTCAGTCCTTGGCTCATCTTTCTTCCTAAATATCTTTTCGTAGTTGTCCTCGTATGCTTTGCGATCTTCGGGGCGGCGCTTGCTGCCCTTACCGCCGTGCCATGTGTCACTCATCCTTGTGCTCCTTGATTGTGAAGTTGCGCCAGTAGGGGTTCTTTGCGGCGATCTTGCCCGCCTGACTCCGCGTCATAACCGGAGTGTTCAACGCTTGCTCCAGCGTCCAGCCCCTGATCCGTATGCGTTCAAGGATTGTGTGGCGCTTTAGGTTATGTATGTTGCGGGTACGGTCTGACCATGCTGCGCGCACGGCTTCTATGGTTTCGTCGTCTAGCTTCATGTTGTCTCTGATTTATTTTTGTAGTTGGGACAAAAGCAACTCAAACTGCTTTTGTCCAGAATAATTACTGGCTGTAGTC